ACAGATAGAGCATATATTGCAGGACTCTTTGATGGTGAAGGTAGTATCTACTATAAGAAAGTCAAAGAGAAGAAAAAGAAACACAAAGGTCAACCAGGTTATCGATATGCCAATGCATGGCGTATCAGTATGGAAATAACTATGACTGATAGATCTGTTATAGAATGGGTGCACGAAGTATTAGGATGCGGAACCTTCAACCACAAACCACGTAAAGGTTTGCGTAAAGATGGGACACCTTATTTAAAACAATACAAATGGCGATGTACATTTAGAGATGCATACTATGTGTGTTTGTTAATCTGGCCTTGGTCACATACTAAACTACCAAAGATCAACCAGATACTTGAACACTATGCTAATAGTGGTAAAGTGATGAATGGAAAAGTTGTTAGTTTACAGGAGTATAGGGAGGCGATGAGTTTAGAATGATGTTAAAATTTTATTTATGGGTAATGGGTTGGTCTGGTAAAATTAATACTTGGGCTTGGAACAAACAAGCTAATATTATTAAAGAGCAACAACGGAAACAACACGAAACATTGATTAGAAACGAAGAGAACTTTAAATATTTAGAGGAGTTGAAGAAGAAACTATGACACCGGGCCAAGCGTTAGGTATGTTATTTGTCGGGGTTATTGCTCTATCGATTGGGGCTGGTATAGCTTTTTTGATATTAAGAAAGGTTTATAAAGATATCCATAGATCTAAAAGAAGGTTTGATGATTTAGAATGATGAGTGACGAAGATATAAAAGAATATCATAACATTGGTCGAGCGATCAAGCATAGTGATAAATATACCTACGTTGACTCTACACGAATCGAGGAACACGGATCACGGCTCTATGATGTAAATGGTGCTAGACTTCCTAGTGTAACTACTATATTGGGCAAGACCAAAGATCAACAATTCATAAAAGATTGGAAGGCCAAAGTTGGAGAACAAGAAGCAGAGCGAATCAAAAACCTATCTAGTAATCGGGGGACAGCTATGCACAAATTCTTGGAGCACCATATCACAGGAGTTGGCTACGATGATCTTACAGCAATCGGACAAGAGGCGAAAGCCATGGCCGAAAAAGTTATTGATGTCGGTCTTACACCTGTGGAAGAGTGGTATGGTTCCGAAGTTACGTTATATTATCCGGGTCTATACGCAGGCTCGACAGACCTTGTCTGTCTACACAATGGTCGTGAAACTATTGTTGACTTCAAACAAGCTAATCGTCCGAAGAAGAAAGAATGGATCGAAGATTATTATCTGCAAATCGCAGCATACGCCATGGCCCATGACTACGTACACCAATCAAGAATCGAGCAGGGAGTTATCATGGTATGCACGCCTGACCTATATTATCAAGAATTTGTCGTAAGTGGGGCAGAATTAAGGCAATACAAACATAAGTTTTTGAAAAGATTAGACATGTATCATGACCTAATCTTTGATGAAAAAGAGAAAGTAAAACCAATGAACCCGGAGGATTTTTTCAATGGAGCGTAAAGGCAGAATACATGGGTATTACTACGATGGTGAGACTCAATGGGTAATGTACGAAGACGAAGATGGCTATATAGAAATGAGAGAAATGGAGGACGACGATGAACAATAAACTTAGAATGGTTCTAAAGAAGAAATACGAAGCTGAAATAGAAGATGCAAAGTATAAGATTGAATGTTTCAGTCAACAAGAACTGATTATACCGGAGCATCCTGATATTACAGGTGAGGTAGATAAGTTGTTGGCTAAGATATCTGGTGCTGAGGATAAATTGGCAGTAATGGAGCTACATTATGGCAAGAATGTGGCAGATAAAAATATTTTGTAGGCTCGCAAACTTGTTTTACCCTTCGCAAATAGGGTTTGAACCCTCGCAGCGCGAGGGTATGTCAAGCAAAAATCTATCCGAAAATTCAAAAATGTATCCGAAAATTAAAATTTGCGAGGGTACGAGGGTGTTTTGCGAGGGTTGCGCGAGGGTTGCGCGAAGGCTAGAAACCGCATATTTACTGACTTGCGAGGGTTGCGAGGGTAAAATCAAAAAATAAAAACTTTTTTGTCCTTGGATACAAAATTCATTGTATACCTTCGCAGAGTTGTATTATAACAAACTATGCCTAGGAAAAGACGAAAAAGAATTGCAACTGATGGGGCTCCCGATATACCTTATCCGAGAGTCAGAGTGGAGTGGATTGATTGTGTCAGTGACTCTGGCTGGGCTACCGACAAAGAGTTTGATAAGATGAAACTAGCACGACCTGTGAATGAAGGTTGGTTATATTCTAAAGATGATAAATCTATAAAACTCTTTGCAAGTTATGATAAAGACGATAATGAAATTACTTTTGGGGATCGGACGATGATTCCTCGGGCTTGGGTAAAGAAGATGCAGAAGTTGTAGATGGAGTTACATCTATTATCTTTCCGTAGTCGGTTAAAAGCTGTTTCATTTTTGCTTCTAGCTCTTGTTCTGACATGTCCTCTAGTTTTCCTGTTTTTATTATTTTCCTATCTATGTATAGTCCTGCTGCTTTTCCTCTGTTTGCTTCCGCATTCACTGCAGAAGAGAATGATCCTTTTCTTAAAGCAGCTTCTCTAAGTCTACCAAGTTCTGCAATGTGACCTTCGTAAGTTACTTCATGTTTTTTAATTCTTTCCTCTCGTAGTTCACCGATATATTTTACAACAAGTGGTGAGTGTCTTGGGTTCGTTAGTTCTGATGCTTCTACTCTTGCACGTTTGGGTGAGTATCCTGCTTTCAAAGCTGCCTCTGTTTGTGTGAGTGGTCCATGTTCGTCACCAAACACAAGCAACTCTGCAAATCTCATTTGCATTTCTGTAAGTTTCTTTGGTAATCCCATTAATTCATTGCCTCTAATTTACAATCCCAACACGTATCCGATCCTGCGTTGTGAGACTCCCAGGTATTAAATCCTCCACAAGTCCCTTGACACCATTCGTTGGGACGACTCCAAACATCTGCACGAATTGTTTCGTTGTCAACGCCATGCTTTCTCATCTGTTTAGCTTTTTCGATTTTAGCTATTTTTACCTCTAATAAAATAGCAGAGTCTGGATCTTCATATTGCGCGTATTCTAACTCTTTCTTTAATTGTTTTATTTTTTGCATAATACTCCTTTACTATGTTTATTGACTTTTTAAGGTAACCATCCTATAAAGTCAATAATGTTTGTTAAACATCTACAGGAATACTTAGAACAATTTACGGTTATCAAAGGCAAGAAAACTACTGGCATAGGTAACGCTCGTGTTTATATGCAAGTCGGTCATCACCTGGAAGAGATTAAAAGAATTGAAGTACAAGAGTCAAATATTATTGGACAGAATACAATTCGTGTTGTATTTAAACCAGAGAGTCAAAAGATAATTATCGCTCCTAAAACACCTGATTAGAAAGCCCTAGTTACCTTGAAACCTGAGCGAAAATTATATGCAAAAATTAAAAAGTTTATACCTGAAATATCGTGGATCCGACTTGAAAATCTTAGCTTATCCGGTACTCCTGATCTATTGGGCTACAATACTTCTGGCCACTTTTTCACAATAGAACTGAAAGTAACAAAGGGTAATAAGATTCGGTTTTCACCACATCAAATTGCCTTCCATTTAAAACATCCTAACAATACTTTTATCTGCATTGAGCACCTCGGTTCAGGGTGCTTGAAACTTTTCCGTGGTTCAAGAATCAAGGAGCTTGATGCTTGCGGCTTCAAGCTTGACGCTTGCTGCTTGGGGCTTGATGCTTGTCGCTTGTATCTTGAAGAGCTTGGGGCTTGACGCTTGAAGCTTGACGCTTGGGGCTTGCAGCTTGAAGGCCCGGATCAGGGCGCACGCTACCATTACACCCGTCGGCTAAAGTTAAGCTAATGGCCTGATCCGTTGCGGAATCCGCACTGCCTGAAATGGGCCTTATGTGTGGATCCCTATTGCGCGCTAGCTTGCGCAAATTCTTATAATAGTTTGGGTGTCTAAACATTTTAGTGTTTGTGATATCTTATAGTTTTTATTTCAGGATCCCAGCATTTTCTACAATCTTTGCATTCGTTATCTTGAAGAGACGCTGGGCAATTAAAATCTTTGTCTACTACCTCGGAGCTGTTGGGCCACGATTCAGGCGCCGGCTGGTTCACCATCGGCGCGCTAAAACGTATGACTAAATTGTTTGGCTTGTGCTACAAGTGCTTCTTGATCCAAGCTTCTCGAGTCGGTAACCAATGACGCTTGGATGGCGTGAGCTCGCACACTTCGAAGATCTTCATCAAGTGGTCCAGGTCTTGGACGTCGCCGCTGTCATGCCATCTAAATACATCTGGCTTTTTTGAATTAATTAAATGCGCCATTGCATCGACCCAGCTCGGGTCTTTGATAGCCGCCAGCCTTCTGTATTGTGCATCTTGCACAACCTTAAAAACATAACAACCTTTTAGAGCATAGCAGTCATAGCAGACTGAGCCCTTCACCTGCTGAAGCTTGCCCCCTGTCTTGCACTCTTTGGCCGGTAAACCTATCGACCACCCAGGCATCTTTGAAGGCTTGCTTAGGCTGCCTCCGATAATTTTTAATGCTTCATCTGTTTTCATATATCCTTTATAATCCTATAATCTTTATTTGTCAAGCTTGCGGCTTGGCGCTTGTTGCTTGCCGCTTGTTGCTTGAAGCTTTTAGCCTTTAGCGCTCGCGCGCTAAAGGCCG